ACTTAATTTACCTGTATCTATATATTTTTCTTGTCTATGAGTAACAAAATCTTCTGGAAAATTGTAATACGGTATTGATTCACTATTTGCAGATTGTGATTCTGTTAAACTGTGAAATACGGTCGTCTTTACTGTCATTATTCGGTTGCCTCCTTGGCCCAATCTGCTTTATTCCAAGCACGTTCGTGGAAATAATAGAGAATACTATTCATTACAAGAGCAAAACCAGCGAAAGCTATACCTGCTTTCCAACTTCCACTGGTCCACCATGCACCTGCAAAATTACTTAGTGTTACTGTTACTCTCCAAGATACTGCTTTAATAACACTACGATACGCTTTTTCATGCCACTTTGGTTTCTTAAATATAAACATAATCAATTCCTATAATAAAATTAAGCTGCTTTCTGAATACTCTCTACTAAACCTTTTGAAAAATAGTTTTCATATTTAGTATATACTTGTTTAGTAATCTCTTTAAACTTATCTTGTTCTTGTTTAGGTAGATTAATAACTTTGATACCATCGGCAATACATCTTTGTTTTACCAATTCAACATCTTCAACTGCTTCAACTCTTTCTGCTTGTGCAGCTTCATAAGCGGCAGTTTTGATTGCTTGTTGATGTTCTGGCTTCAAACTATTCCAAAACTTCTCATTCATAACGATACCTGTTAAGAAGAGACTATGTTCGGTATTATTGACATATTCACATACTTCATTTTGATTCATACCATAAACACGAGGATAGGTACTTTCGCCACCTTCAATTAATCCAGAACGAACTTCTTGAGGAATGTTCTCGATAACCATTGGAACAGGAATAGCACCAACTGCTTCAAAAGTATCATATGCAATAGGTGACTTTTCACTTACTCTTAGTTTTAGACCTTTAAAATCTTCAACTGCATTGATTGCTTGAGTTGATGGGATAATACGGAATCCACCACTATAGGTAAATGCCAATCCACGAACTGGACTATTTTCATTTAATCTATTGAGTAAATCTGCACCAATTTCGCCATCTAAAATCTTTTTGGCATGATCATGATCTTTAAATAAGAAAGGAAGGTCAAGAACATGCATATCTTTTAAGTATTTGCCTAATTGAGGTGTATAGGATTGAGTCATTTCTACACGACCAGATTCAACTTCCGCCAAAACATCATTATGTGTTAATGGTTTTAAGGCGAATTCTAAAGCATTGTATTCTGATAGAGTATAAACATTAACATTTAACTCATTATTTGTTAGGGTTTTTAGTTTTTCTGAGAATTTATTTGCGGCTCTTAGAAATAATTCTAAAGGTTCATGAGCAATAACCCAATTAATTGTTGTCATTTTTTCTCCTTGGAAAGACAAGTGATATATACATTATATATTCTATTTATATATTCAGGTTTCTAAAGACATAAATAACAGTATAATTTATTTTTAGGTAAAAACATGGCAAAACCAACAACAAGAGCGCAATTTAAAGACTATTGTTTACGTAGATTAGGTCATCCTGTTATACAAATTAATGTGGATGATGATCAAGTTGAAGATCGGATTGATGATGCTTTAGCATTTTTCCATGACTATCATTTTGATGGTTGTCAAAAAATGTTTATGAAACACAAAGTTACTCAAATAGATATAGACCGAAAATGGATTTATTGTCCCGATTCTGTATTGTTTGTTACCGGTGTATTGCCATTTGATAACTCAACATCATCTGTAAATATGTTTGACATGCGATATCAATTAAGATTACATGACCTCTATGACTTCACATCTGTATCCTATGTGTCATATGAGATTACAATGCAACATATTACCACATTGAATATGTTGTTTTCTGGTATGCCACAGTTTAGATTTAATCGGCATATGAATAAGATATTCCTTGATATTGATTGGTCAAGAGATGTAATGTTAAATGAATATCTAGTAATGGAATGTTATAGAAAATTGGATCCAGATACAATGACTGTAGAAGGTACTGCAAATGTTGCTGCATCTAATGTTATGGTTGTAGGAACAGGTACAACATTTACAAGAGATATCTTAATTGGTGATGAAATCAATTTTGATACTCAAGTAAGAACAGTTGTTGAAATTAATTCTGATACTTCATTAAATGTTAGCAGTGCATTTACTACTACTAATACTGCAATAACATTAACTAAAGATGGCATCACAGATATTTGGAATGATAGATTTCTCAAGAAGTATGCTACAGAGAAAATTAAATATCAATGGGGTACCAATCTAAGTAAGTTTGCTGGTGTGCAATTACCTGGCGGTGTTACTTTAGATGGGCCAAGAATCATGCAAGAAGCGCAAGCAGAAATTGATAAGATTGAAGAAGAAATGCAATCATACAATGTATTGCCAAATGAAATGTTTGTGGGATAATGGCAACTAACTTTTATTTTAATAATTTTCCAATATCTCAAGTAACAAGTGAGCAATTACTTGTTGAAGATTTGGTTATTGAATCTATGCAAGTTAATGGTATGGATGTATTTTATCTTCCACGTTCAACTAGAGAATCGTTTGATTATCTTTACGGTGAAGATCCAATAAAAGAATATCGTAATGCATATCAAATGGAAATGTATCTTGAAAATGTTACAGGTATGGATGGTGAAGGAGATTTCATTTCTAAATTTGGTTTAGAAATTCGTGATGAATTAACTTTACTAATGTCACGTAGAAGATTTAAAGCAACAGTACCGCAACTTCGTCCTAACGAAGGTGATTTAATTTATATACCTTTAATTCAAAATTTCTTTGAAATAACATTTGTAGAACATGAGAATGATCAGGCAATGTTTTATACATTGGGTCGTGGTCGTGGTGGTAATGTTTATGTGTATGCATTGAAGATGAAACAATTTGTGTTCTCTGAAGAACTTATCTCTACTGGTGTACCAGAAGTTGATAATCAAATCTTTGATTCATATAAGAGAACAAAACTTGCAGTTTCAAACACTGGTATTGGTGGAACATTTATAGTTGGTGAAACAGTATATCAAGGTTCAAGTTATAGCCAAGCAAATGCAAAAGCAATTGTTTATTCATGGCAACCAGAATCTGTCTTAAATGTTATACAATTAATTGGTAATTTTAAAACAGGAAATGTTATAGGTAATACAAGTTCTGCACAATATAACTTTATATCACAAAACACATCTACACAAGTTGATGGAAATATATTTGAAGATATGGCTGATAATGTTAATATTGAAGGTGAATCAGATGCAATAATAGATTTTAGTGAACATAACCCATTTGGTGAACCGTAATGTTAGGACAATCACATTTTGCACATAGAACAATCAGAAAGATTGTTGTAACTTTTGGTACATTATTTAATGATCTTGTTATTAAAAGATATGATAAAACTGGCGGAATAGAATATGAACAGATGAGAGTACCATTATCTTATGGTGCAAAAGAAAAATATATTACTAGATTAACTAGTGATCCAACATTAACTAAATCTATTGCCACTTCATTACCTAGAATGAGTTTTGATATGACTGGTATGTCATATGATAATTCTAGAAAACAAATATCATTAATGAGAAATTACGCAGCAAATACTTCTGTTCATGGTATTGATGGACAATTTGTTCCTGTTCCATATAATTTTGATTTTTCATTATCAATATATGCAAGAAATACAGAAGATGCAACACAAATAATAGAACAAATATTACCAAGTTTTACACCAGATTTAACGGTAACTGTTAATTTTGTTCCTAGAATAGGTTTAAAATATGACGTACCTATCATACTAAATTCAGTTCAACCTTCTATAGATTATGAAGGTGATATGATGAATACTAGAATGATTATGTGGGATTTAACATTTACTGTAAAAGCATATATCTTTCCAAAAGTTAATGATGCATCAATTATTAGAGATGCTAATACTAATATCTATATTGATACACAAAAAAGAGATGCACAAAAAGTTTATATTGACGTTGCAAATGGATTTGGAACTTTTGCAGTAGTTGAAACTGTTCGAGTAGAAGATAGTGATACCACAGGTAAAGTTATATATTTTAATACAGTTACACAAAGTATGATACTTGAAGATTTAACAGAATTAATACAACCGGGAGATATTCTTCTTGGCGATAATTCAAATGCTAGATACACAGTCACACGAGTTGACTTAAGTCCTATTAGAGTTGTTAATTATTATACAACATCAGACCCAAATAATGCAGAAGCATACGAAGATTACTCTTACGATGATACAATAACCTATTGGCCAGAAACTTTATTATTATAATGAAAACTTTAGAAAAAAACTTATCAGAAATATTTGAAATTGAACCTACAGAAAAAATAGTAGAAGAAGTACCTGTAGTTATATCTATCAATAATGATGTTGAAACAGACTTTAATATTGCCAGAACAAACATTAATTCACTATTACAAAAAGGTAATGTTGCTGTTGATAATTTATTAAATGTGGCAAAAGAAACTGAACATCCAAGAGCATATGAAGTTGCTGCTAACTTAATTAAAACATTGGCAGACTTGAATAAAGATTTATTAGATATACAAAAGAAAAGAAAAGAATTAAACAACAATCAACCAACATCAGAAAAAACCGTTATAGATAAAGCAGTATTCATCGGTTCAACTACAGAGATGGTAAAATTAATTAGGAGTAGTAAGTAATGGATCAACTAATTGAACAACTAAAAGTAATCTTAGCAACTAACTTTTGCCTTTACTTAAAGACACACAACTATCATTGGAACATTGAAGGTAAAGATTTTCCTCAATATCATTCTTTTCTTGATGAACTCTATAATGCTATTTGGATACAGACAGATGATATTGCAGAACATCTAAGAAGATTAGATTCATATGCACCAGGTTCATTATCAAGATTTCAAGAGTTATCAGATATACAAGATGCAACAACAATACCAATGCCTTTATTAATGATGGCAGAAATAAAAAATGATAATGATAGATACATTTATCATCTTCGTGCAGGTATTGTTGCAGCCGATCAAGCAAATGAACCAGCAGTATCTAATTTCTTACAAGACTTATTAGGTAAACATCAAAAACATGCATGGATGTTGAGAAGTATTATTAAGTAATGCAAGGTTATCTAGGTAATCCAAAACTAAAACCAACAGGGGTTGAGTTATCATACACTGAAGAACAAGCAATAGAAATTGCAAAGTGTATAGATGATCCTGTTTACTTCATTAAGACGTATGTAAAAATCGTCAACGTGGATCGTGGTCTTATTCCTTTTGAGATGTGGCCATTTCAAGAAGATATGGTTAGAAATTTTCATAAGAATCGTTTTAGTATTTGTAAGATGCCACGGCAAGTAGGTAAAACTACAACATCTGCAGGTTATATGTTATGGTGTGTATTGTTCAAAGAAAACTTTTCAGTTGCAATTCTTGCCAACAAAGGTAATCTTGCACAAGATATTCTAAGTAGAATACAATATGCATATGAATATTTACCAATTTGGTTACAACAAGGTATTGTAGTTTGGAATAAAAGAAGTTTGGAATTAGAGAATGGTTCTAAGATTGCCGCATTTGCAACATCAAATTCTGGTGTTCGTGGAGGAACATATAACTTAATCTTTCTTGATGAGTTTGCTTTCGTTCCACAAAATATGGCAAATGATTTCTTTACATCTACATATCCAGTTATCTCTTCAGGTAAAACAACAAAAGTAATTATTGTATCTACACCTTATGGTCTAAATCATTTCTATAAGATGTGGGTAGATTCTACAGAGAAACGATCATTATATACTCCACTTGAAGTTCACTGGTCAATGGTACCAGGCAGAGATCAAAAGTGGAAAGAAGAAACAATACGAAATACTAGTGAAGAACAATTTCAACAAGAATTTGAAACTGAATTCATTGGTTCATCTGCAACATTAATACCTGGCATTATATTAAGACAATTAGCATTTAGAGATCCATTAAGTTCTATTGAAGGATTAGATATACATGAAATGCCAAGATCAGATAGAACCTATGTAATGACTGTAGACTGTGCAGAGGGTGTAGGTCAAGACTATTCTACAGTTGCAGTTGTTGATGTAACAGATATACCATATAAACTAGTGGCAAAATATAGAGATAATAACATTGCACCTTTACTCTTTCCTACTATCATATATAATATTGGACAAAGATATAATGGTGCATTTCTGTTGGCAGAGACTAATAATGTAGGTCAACAAGTTGTTGACATTTTACATTATGAATTAGAATACGAGAATATATTCAAAATACAAAAACATGTTACAAAAGGTCAGCATTTATCTGCTGGATACAAGAAAGCGGTATCATTTGGTATAAAGACCACAACACCTGTTAAGAAGATAGGGTGTGCAAACTTAAAGACTTTGGTAGAAACAAAGAAACTAATCATTGAAGATTTTGATATTATATCTGAGTTAAACACATTTGTCAAGGTAAGAGATTCATATGAGGCAGAAGAAGGTAATCATGACGATTTGGTGATGGCATTAGTTCTATTTTCTTGGTTAACATCTCAAACTTTCTTTAGAGAGACTACAAATTCTGATATCAGACGTAGATTAATGGAAGAAAGTAAGATGCATTTAGAAGATGAATATATGCCAATAGGTATTTTTGATGATGGAAAAGAAGAAGAAAAGATGTATGATGGTGAGGACATATGGACTGTAGCGAAGAATCGTGGTTATATGCCTTCAACATTCTAAAATTATAAATATACTATAAATTGAGTTATAAATTCCATGAATATAAAAAGGAGAAAATAACATGGCTTTTCAATTATCACCAGGAGTTCTGGTCTCCGAAGTAGATGCGACTACAGTTGTTCCTTCTGTGTCAACTACTATTGGTGGTTTAGCTGGTGCGTCTGTTTGGGGTCCTGCAAATAACGTAGTTCTTATTAGCAGTGAATCACAATTTGCAGATACATTTGGTAGACCAGATGCAAATACATACGGAACATTTTTTACTGCCGCTAATTTCTTAGCATACGGTGCCAACTTTAAATTTGCTCGTTCAGTTGGCGCTACTGCTACGAATGCTGCAGGTGGCGGTGCAGGTTCTGCTTCTTTAATTTTAAATAAAGATACATACGAAGCTTCTTATAGTTCAAATTCTGCAACTTATTTTGCTGCCAAATGTGCAGGTGCTTTAGGTAATTCACTAAAAGTATCAATGGTAGATTCAAACAACTTTAGCACATGGGCATATAATTCTTATTTTGATTCTGCACCAGGTACGTCTACTGCAGCTGCAAATAAAAATTCAGCAAATGATGAAGTTCATATTGTTGTTATTGATGAAGATGGTGCGTTTTCATCCGCTGCAAATACAGTGTTAGAAAGATTTGCATATGCATCAAAAGCCGCAGATATTAAAAATCCTGATGGAACAAGTAACTACTATAAAGATGTAATCAATACCAAATCAAGATATATCTGGTGGAGAGGTCATCCTATGGGTTCTAATTTGGTTAGTGGTACGGGTACTAATTGGGGAAATAATATTACTAGTGCAGTAACATTCCAAAATCTTTCTGGTAATCTAACTGCTTCATTAGCTGGTGGTATTGATGATACACCAACCGCTGCAAATATCAGTGCAACATACGATTTATTTACTAATTCAGATTCAGAAGAAGTTTCATTCTTGATGGCTGGTGTAACAACAGGTACAACAATACCTAACAAGTTGATTGCACTTGCTGAAACACGTAAAGATTGTATCGTATTTGCTTCACCACAACAAAATGATGTTGTAAATAATTACAATGGTGAATTAACAAGTGTTACGGCAACAGTTGCCACATACACAAAATCATCATATGCATTTATTGATAGTGGTTACAAATACCAATTTGACAAATACAACAATGTATATCGTTGGGTACCATTGAATGGTGACATTGCTGGTCTTTGTGCTAGAACAGATGCAGATCGTGATCCTTGGTTCTCACCTGCCGGTTCTACTCGTGGTGTTATCAAGAATGTTGTTAAGTTAGCTTGGAATCCTACAGCATCACAAAGAGATACCTTGTATAAAAATTCTATTAATCCAGTAGTAACATTCTCTGGTGAAGGTACAATTCTTTACGGCGATAAGACTCTTCAAACTGGCAAATCATCTGCATTTGATCGTATCAATGTTCGCAGATTGTTTATTATTTTGGAACAGTCAATTTCTCGTGCTGCTCGTTCTTCACTGTTTGAATTCAATGATGAATTTACAAGAGCTGCATTTGTAAATCTTGTAGAACCATATCTACGTGAAGTTAAAGGTCGCCGTGGTATTTACGATTACCGAGTAATATGTGATACAACAAATAACACATCTGCAATAATTGACAACAATCAATTTGTTGGTGATATCTACATCAAACCTGCTCGTTCAATCAACTTCATACAACTTAATTTTGTTGCAGTTGGAACTGGTGTTGCATTTGATGAAATTGTTGGTAGATTCTAATAAATAAGAGAGATAGGAGAATATTAAATGGCTTTTAATGTAAACGAGTTCCGCTCTCAGTTAGTTGGAGATGGAGCAAGACCAAATCTATTTGAAGTATCAATGGAATTTCCTTTCTGGGCAATTCCTGGAAATGCAAGTAGAAAATTTAGTTTCATGTGTAAGACTGCTCAATTGCCAGGTTCAACAGTAAATTCAGTTCCCGTTCAGTATTTTGGACGTGAATTGAAATTTGCTGGTAACAGAACCTTTGCTGATTGGCAAGTTACAGTTATCAATGATGAAGATTTTATTATCCGTAATGCCTTTGAACGCTGGATGAATGGTTTGAATAGTCACAACAATAACATTCGTAATCCAGCAGCACAAGGGCAATTAGGATATACTCAAAATGCCGCAGTTCGCCAATATGGTAAAAGTGGTGGTATTGTTAAAGAATATAATTTCATTGGCGTGTTTCCAACAGATTTGTCCGCAATTGATGTTGATTGGGGTTCAAATGATACAATTGAAGAATTTACAGTTCAGCTAACCTACCAATGGTGGGATGCAGTAAGGGATGGCGTAGCATAAGTATAAGGAGAGATCCTTATACTTTTTATAATGTTTAAAAGGAAATAATAGTGGCTATTAAGTTATTTGGTTTTACACTAGGGAATAAAGATGTTGTTCAGGTTGAAAAGCCTGAGCAACCCTCTTTCACACCACCAAATCAAGAGGATGGTGCGGTTGTCATCACTCAAAATGCTCATTACGGTACCTATGTAGATTTAGAAGGTTCTGTTCGGAATGAGTTAGAGTTAATTACTCGTTATAGAGAAATGGCAAATCATCCTGAATGTGATATGGCAATTAATGAAATTGTTAATGAGTCTATTACACATGACAAAGATGGTACAGTTGTTGATATTGTAATGGATAATCTTAAACAACCAGATTCAATTAAAAAGAAAATTCAAGAAGAATTTGATACTGTTCTAAAGATGTTAAACTTTAGTAATCTTGCTGATGATATTTACAAACGCTGGTATATTGATGGTAGAATTTACTTTCAAATTGTTTTAGATGAAAAGAAACCTAAAGACGGTATTCAAGAATTAAGATATATTGATCCACGAAAGATTAGAAAGATTCGTGAGATTAAAAAAGGAAGAGATCCAAAAACAGGTGCAGAAATTATTCAGTCTATTGCTGAATACTACATGTATAATGATCGTGGTACTATTACACAAAGTTACACTGCAGGTGTATCTCAAGGATTAAGAATTGCACCAGAGTCTATTGTTAATGTAAACTCTGGATTGATGGATGCAAAGAATACTTTTGTTATTTCATATTTGCATAAAGCAATTAAACCACTCAATCAATTAAGAATGATTGAAGATGCTGTAGTTATCTATAGATTATCTAGAGCACCAGAACGTAGAATATTTTATATTGATGTTGGTAATTTACCAAAAGGTAAAGCAGAACAGTATATGCGTGATGTTATGACCAAGTATCGTAACAAAATGGTATATGATGCTAATACTGGTGAGTTAAGAGATGATCGTAAACATATGTCAATGTTGGAAGATTTTTGGTTACCACGTAGAGAAGGTGGTAAAGGAACAGAAATTACAACATTGCCTGCAGGACAAAATCTTGGTCAAATTGAAGATGTTCAATACTTTCAAAAGAAGTTATTACAATCACTTAGTGTTCCGTATTCAAGATTGGATCAACAGGGTGGTGGCGGTATAGCAGGTATTGGTAGAACAACTGAATTAACCAGAGATGAATTGAGATTTAATAAGTTTATTAATAGACTTCGCAATAAGTTTTCTCAATTATTTGATCATGCATTACGTGTTCAATTATCTTTGAAAGGTGTATGTACCGAAGAAGAGTGGGATAAGTTTAGAGAAGATATCTATTATGACTACAAGAAAGATAATAACTTTGTAGAATTAAAAGAAGCAGATTTACTTCAACAAAGATTATCAATTCTTAATTTAGTTGAACCATATGTTGGTAAGTATTACTCACAAGAATGGGTAAAGAAAAATGTATTGCAGTTGACTGATGAAGAAATTGAAGAGATGCAAAAACAAATTGATGCAGAACCACAACCTGAACAAACCGAACCTGATGGACAACCATTAGATCAAGGTCAAGATCAACAACAAGTAACACCAGAACAATATGCACCAGTAGATAATGTATCAGATAAAGGCTCAAATGAATCGGAAACACCTGAATTAGATAGACAGGTAGAAAAGTTTTCCAAAGTTATAAATATGAAATAAGGAGAATATTATGGAACAGATTAGAAATTTTATAGATTTAGTAGGTCAAGGAGATAACGTAGGTGCTAAAGATGCACTTGAAGAGTTATTGGCCGCTCGTGCTTTTGAGAATTTAGAAGGACGTAAACAAGAAATTGCAAGTTCTTTATTTGGTAATCAACCCGAAGTAGAAACCTCAGAAACAGAGTAAGATGAAATCATTACAAGAATTTAAATCAATCGTAGAAGAAGAAAAATCAGACTATTCAAAGTTTGACGTTTTAGTTCGTGCTGGTTTAGGTAACAAAGCACAGATACAAAGACTACATAAAATTCTTGGTAAAATGGAAGAAGAGAAACCAAATTTCTCTCCTGCTGATAGAGCAATCATTCAAAATATCTTTAATAAAATCGTAGATGTTATTACTAATAATAAACAAATCTTCTCTCAAGCACGTAGAGCAGTAAGAGAAGATTTAGATGAAGGTGTTCTTGCAACATCAGATTACAAAATTGATTCTGCTGGTCACAAATATAAAGCACATCGTATTAAAGTTGGGCAAGATGCACCACAAATTGGTGATGATCTCGATAAGATTAAAGAAGAAATAGAAATTATAGAAGAAGATAACCTTAAAGGTGATCCTCCTATGACACTTCTATTGAAAAGAAAAGCAATTCGTTTGTATCCAGATGATACTAAGATTGCTTTATACTACAATGATAAACTTAAAAAGTATTTTAGTATACCTTATTCATCAGATAAACCTATTGATGCAGTTACACAATCTGAAGAAGTAGAATTGGAAGAGGCAGTTATGGATACACTACATAAAATTGTATCTAATAAATCTGCAGGTTCTGTAAAGTTTGCATCAGGTCAAACACGTAAGGTAGATCATTTTACTGCATCGGCATTAACACAAGTGCATAATGCATTGAATGATCAGAATAAAAAGAAGTTTGCAGATATGGTACATAAAAGTCCTGGTCACTTTCAAAAAGCAGCAGACTTTGCTTTTAAACGTGCCAAATGATTATAGATTTAATTTTAAGTAATAGACTTAGTGAAGCAAAAGAATTAATATTTGCCAAACTAAATGAAATTACTGAAAAGAGATTAGAAGAAGCAAAGAGATATGTTGCTGAAGGTTCATTTGAAGAAGTAGAATTAGATGAAGCAAACATTATCAAGATGGGTAGAATTACAAAGATTAGACGAAGGATTCGTAGGAACAAAAAGAATAGAATAATTGTTCAACGAAATGTTCGTAAATCTGGTATTAAAGGTTATAGAATTTCAGGTAATACACTTAAACGAATTCCTGCTACGGCAAGAATTCATAAAGCAAGAATGTTAAAAAGATATTGGAAAACAAAAGGTCGTGCGAAACTTAAAAGAGTATTGATGAAAAGATCGCAATCAATTCGCCGCCGCAACTCAATGGGGATAAAGTAAATGCCATATGAAATAACAAATTCTAAAAGAGGTACTAGTATTTTTCGTGCTGATAGTCCGGCAACTTATACCGTTACCACTGCTAGTCTTTCAGCATCGACTCAAGAAACAGTAACAGATATTTCTATTCGTAGAGTTACATGGTCTACAAACGGTTATATATCTATTTCAAGAACAGGTGGGCCACAAGTATTATCTTTATACAATAGCGGTGAAATGAAGTTTGATGAATTTTCACATGCAATATCAAATACTTCTTCTGCAAACTTAGTATGCACTATTGCAACAGGTGGATCAATCGTTATGGAATTATCAAAACATGCCACCTATGCTAATGATGTTTATAGCCAAGCATTTGCTTAATCAGGATAACTACTATGAAACTAATTAGAGAGAATATTGAATCAGTAAACTATATTACTGAATCAAACGAAGCAGGTAAAAAATCACTGTTCATTGAAGGACGTTTTTTAGTTGCTGAAGAACCAAATAAAAATAAAAGAATTTATAAGATGCCTATTCTAGAGCGTGAAGTTCAAAGATATACTGAAGAGTATATTAATACTAATCGTGCTTTAGGAGAGTTAGGACATCCAGATACTCCAAGTATTAATTTAGAAAGAGTATCACACAAAATTGTTAGTTTGACTAAAGAAGGCAATACTTTTATTGGTAAAGCAATGATCTTAGAAACACCTTATGGTAATATTGTTAAAAACTTTATTGATTCGGGTGTTAGTCTAGGTGTATCATCAAGAGGTATGGGTTCATTAGTTGCTAATAATGAGGGTGTCAATGTTGTGCAAGATGATTTTCGTCTTGCTACGGCAGCAGATATTGTTGCAGATCCATCAGCACCTGGTGCATTTGTAAATGGTATTATGGAAGGCAAAGAATGGCTATTTGTTGAGGGTCGTTTCGTAGAGATCGACATTGATAACTCAAGAAAGCAAATTAGAAAAGCCTCAAGTAAGCAAATAGAAGAAGTTTCATTGAGACTCTTCGAAAACTTTTTATCAAAACTTTAATTATTATAAATAAATAAACAAAAGGAGATTTTCAATGGCAACAAACAAACTTTTTGAGGCAGCAGCCGAAATTCTTTCTGGTACTAAAGGAAAGAACGCTATGCCTATGGAAAAACCAGAGGGTGCAACCGTAGTTGATATGGGCGGTCCTACACCACAAAATGCAAAACCAGATGATGATTCACACAAGATTGATGCAACTAAAGGCGCTAAGTCTGCAACTGCACCAACAACAAAACCATCAGATGCTTCAGCTGAAATGGCAAAGAAAACTTTATCAAGAGAAGAATTGGAAGTAGAAGGCGAATTGTTAGATGTATCAAGTGATATTGATGCAATGTTTGCTGACTCAGCAATTTCTGAAGAATTCAGATCAAAAGTTACAACCATTTTTGAAGCACGAGTTCAAGACCGTATTACACAATTAGAAGAAGAAACAGAAGCACGTTATGCTTCTATGTTAGAAGAAGCAGTAGAATCAGTTAAAGAAGATTTGACAGAAAAAGTAAATGATTACCTGTCATATGTTGTAGAACAATGGATTGCCGACAATGAAATCGCAATCGAAAAAGGTCTACGTGCTGAATTAACAGAAGATTTTATTGCTGGTCTTAAAAATCTATTCGTAGAACATTACATTGATGTTCCATCAGACAAAGTTGATTTGGTAGAAGAGTTAGCATCTAAAGTTGAAGAACTTGAAAGCCAACTTAACGAAGAAATCGAACGTGGTATTGAAATCAAGAAGTCCTTGGTTGAATCACGTAAACAAGAAATTACCCATGCAGTTACCGAAGGGTTGATCGCTACTCAAGTTGAAAAAATCAAATCACTCGCAGAGGGTGTTGAATTCTCCACAGAGGACGAATACAAAACCAAACTTGAAACTATCCGTGAAAACTACTTCCCATCAGGCAATGTTAAAAAGGCTGATGCTGACCAACTACATGAACAGGTAGAGGACGGTTCAGAAAAACACCAGGCATCATTAGATCCTTATGTTAATTCCGTCATGCAAGCAATTTCAAAAAGTAATAAGAAATAATTTATAACAACAAAGGAGATTTAAATGTATCTATCGGAAGACCTACAAAAGAAATGGGCACCAGTTCTTGAACATTCAGAATTGACCCCAATCAAGGATTCATATCGCAGAGCAGTTACAGCGTTAGTTCTTGAGAATCAACAACAAGCCATGCTCAAAGAAGCTGGTATCATGAACGAAGTAGTAACCAACAATGCTGGTACAGGTGGTTTCTCAGGTGGTTCATCACCTGCAGGTCCTGTTGCTGGTTTTGATCCAATCCTCATCAGTTTGGTACGCCGTTCATTGCCTAACTTGATCGCTTACGATATCTGTGGCGTTCAACCAATGACTGGTCCTACTGGCTTGATCTTCGCAATGCGTTCAACATACGGTACAAACCGCAATGTTGCTTCATCTGGTATTGAAGCCTTCTACAATGAAGCCAACACAGGTTTTGCTGGTATTTCTGGTGCACAAACCGCATTGAATGTTACATACAATGCTGCTTACAACAGTAACACCTTTACTGGTAATGCTGCTGCTTGCACTGCAATGGCAACTGCTACTGCTGAAGATTTGACACCTGCTGAAATGGGTTTCACAATCGAGAAAGTAACTGTATCTGCTAAGACACGTGCCTTGAAAGCTGAATACTCAATGGAATTGGCACAAGACTTGAAAGCAGTTCATGGTCTTGACGCTGAAACAGAATTAGCAAACATTCTTTCTGCAGAAATTCTTGCTGAGATCAATCGTGAAGTTCTCCGCACAATTTACTACTCTGCTAAAGTTGGTGCTCAAATCGGTACAACAAGTGCTGGTACATTTGACCTTGACACAGATTCTAACGGTCGTTGGATGGTTGAAAAGATCAAAGGTTTGGCATTCCAAATCGAGCGTGAAGCAAATACAATTGCTAAACAAACCCGTCGTGGTAAAGGTAATGTTGTAATTTGTTCTTCAGACGTTGCTTCTGCATTTGCAATGGCTGGATTGTTAGATTACAATTCTGCTTTACAAGGTCAAGTTAACCTAACAGTTGATGACACTGGTAACACATTTGCTGGTACAATGTTTGGTCGTTTGAAAGTTTACATTGATCCATACTTTATCGCTTCTTCAACTGCAGAGTTTGCTGTTGTTGGTTATAAAGGTAGTAACGCTTATGACGCAGGTTTGTTCTACTGCCCATACGTTCCTCTCCAAATGGTTCGTGCTGTTGATACCAATACTTTCCAACCAAAGATTGGTTTCAAGACTCGTTACGGTATTGTTGCAAACCCATTCGCAAATGGTACAACACAAGACCTCGGCGCAATCAATGTAACAAGCAATGTTTACTATCGTGGTTTCAAAGTCGTAAACATTATGTAATAAAACGGTACCCAATAATAACAAAAATAATACGGGTACCATCTCTAAAGAGGACTTCCAAAAGAAGTCCTCTTTTTTTTTCTTATAAATACACATATGACAGCCTTATCAAGAACACCTTCAAATCCAAATTTATTACATCCTAATAAGTTTACACTATCTTTTGATAGATTACCTAATATGCAATATTTTTGCCAAGGTATATCTATCCCAGGTTTATCAATGAGTGAAGTGCAAAGATCCACTCCATTTGTTGATGTATATTCTCCTGGAGAAAAAGCAATTTATGATTTGTTTAATGTTACATTTTATGTTGATGAAGAATTAAAAGCATGGTTAGAAATTCATAATTGGATTCGTGCATTAACTTTTCCTACTGAATTTGAAGAATATGCTCGTTTACCAAGATCAAATAAAAACATATCTAATTTTGAAAGACCTCAGTTTTCAGATTCATCATTGACATTATATTCATCATCAAATACTCCTTATTATAGATTTA